TCCCTTTTGTGAGGATGCGGGCGATGGAGTAGATGCGCACATCTCCGCGCCCTTCAAAGCGCAGCCTCATATGGTCGCAGCGGTGGGGCCGTATGGGGACGGTGACGGTTCCCGTCTCCTGCACGCGCACTTCACCGGCGTATGACCAAAAGCCGCTGCTGTCGTAGTCAATGTAAATCTGCATGGATGCGTCTTTGTCCATGTTCAGGCGGATGTTGTACCGGGACAGATAGCGCACGTTCCTCGTGCCGGAACCGCTGACGCGCTGCTCATAGTGGATAATGCCGCTCTCGGCGATCCACTCCGGCGTCTTTTCAAGGGTCCCCTGCGTTCCGTTGATGGCAATGATCCTGTTGGCGCTCTGCACAAACAGCTCGTCGCCCCATGCGGTGAAGCACTCGGCGTGGAGAAAGTCCTCGTGCATCCACAAGCCGTTCTTGACGTCGAAGCAGAAGAAGTGCCAGACGTTGGCCGCGTCCGCCATGCTGATGTAATAGCGCTGCCCGAACACGCCCGCCACGGCGTTGTAATACCGCTCTTCGCCCAGCGCCGCGCTCACGTCCACGGGCATACCGCCCTGATAGGCCACGACGCCGGAGCGGGCCTTGTAATACAGGGTCTCGTTGACGATGGCAAGGCTCTTGTGGCTGCCCTGCTGCACGCCGCGTGCGGGAATATCCCCGATCTGATGCGCCCCGATGCTGGAGACGCTGACGGGGTGTATCACGTTCTCCTTGAAGAACGTCGGCACTCCCAGATAATTCACGCAGCCCGTCCACGGGCCGTCAGAGCCGCGGCTTGCCCTCCAGCTGTCCGTGCTCAGTCCGAGGTACTGCTCCCAATTTCGGAAGTCGCCGAGGGCGCAGCAATAGATTTCGTTGATATTGCCCTTGCCGGGGATGTTCCCATAGAAGCAGCCCCACAAGCGGTTTTGGGCCTCGCACACGAAATCCATGGCGGGAATGGATCTCTCAACGCTCACGCTCGCGCCCTGCTGCGTGTACTGCTCCCCGCAGATCCCGATAAGCACGAGATAGTCAGCATCCCCGGCGTCCCCGTCTTCCCCGGAAGTCGCACGCCCGCCGATGGCATAAATGATCTTGCTGCCGTTCAGGTCCTCGTAGTACAGGCCGGAGATGTTCACGCCGTCGTACTCCTTGAACGCGGAAGGAAGCTCTCCCGTTGAGGTGAAGTCCACGCGGGTGTACACGGTTTCCAGCACGGTCCAGCTCTCCGTGTACACGCTCCACTCCTTGACGGTCTCGCCCTCGGAAATATCAATCCAGATAGCGCCGTTTGCGGGGTGCTGCGGCTCCGTGGTGCTGCGGGTCACGTCGGTGTAGTATGTGCCGTCCTGATGGCACATCGTATAGGTGACGGCTCCGGTATAGCTCCAGCTCGCGCCCATGCTGCCGAAGTCGGTCAAATTCTGCGTGTTGATGTACTTGGCGTCCGGGAACACGCAGATATAGGCTCCCATGCTCACAAGCTGCCGCTCGCGCTGCGTGGAGCCTGCCGGGTCTTTCAGTCCGGTCAGGCCGGTGGCAAGGCCGTTTGCGTACAGGGTGCCGTCCTCGATCCAGTACAGCGCGTCCTTGGCAATGATGGCCTGCAAGTTGGTGAACGTGTCATTCAGGATGCCGCGCCGCTTCCGGTTTGCCATCATCGGGAAATACTGCGTTGTCAGGTTTTTGGTGTTGTAAAACTCGCCGTCGCCGATGCGCAGGTTGTGGTTATAGCCTGCAAAGGTGTCCAGCGTCACGCGGGTTCCCTGACGCCCGCTCAGTTTCGGATAGCCCATGCCGCTGCCCCCTCAGAAGTAGAATTTATCTTTGCCTTTCGGCATGTGGCTCTGGTTATAGCTGTTGCGGTAGCTCTGCCTCACGCTTTCAAACATGGCGTTGCAGGCGTTGAAGCCGTCATACTCCAAGTTGTAGTAGTCGATCTGGGCACACAGCCAGTGCGTATAAATTTCGGAATACGGTTCCGGGACAAGAAGCTCCTGTTCGGTGTTGTCCGGGCTGTATTCCGTGATGGTGATTTCTTCCTCGCCCTCGTTGTATTCGTGGGTGTCGATAATATCCTGCTTCAAGCGCAGGTCGAGCCGGTACAGCCACAAGACTTTGATCTCTACGGGAAAATCATTCGGCTTGAGCGTGTCAGCCTCGTTAATGGCGTCAATGATTCTCATGCTTCTGTCCTCCGTTTTTGGAAACAGGGAGTGCTTGCCGCGCTCCCTGTTGATCGAATCAGTTATCGTCCTTCTTGACTTTCCTCGTGGCCTTCTGCTCGTATTCAAAGGCTTCGAGCTGGGCTTTCTCGGCGTTGTTGAGGACTTCCACAACACACTCCGGGACCTGCACGGTCTCGCCGCGCTTGATAAGCCACGTCCTGTGGTTCACGCGGACAAACACGTCGGCGTTGTTCTCCTTGATGATGGGCAGGCGAATGGTGACGAGCTTTTCCTCCTGCTCTCCTTCTGCCTCTGCCGGGACTTCCAGCGGCGTGGTCTGTTCAAGCTCTTCCGCCGGTTTATCGGTGGTCTTTGCCATTTCATATTACCTCCTGTAATGAAGATAGGGAGAGGGGAAAGCCCCTCCCCCTTGGATGGAATCAGTTGGCCGCAGCGTTCGCGGAGAAGCGCGGCGAGCAGCTTTCCACGCGGATCAGGTAAGTGGGGAGAAGAATCTCCGCCGTCTTGATGGCCTTCCAGCCGACAGACGAGCGCTGATCCAGCGGGTCGGCAGTACCGGCGCTGCCCTTCTGCTTGACGATGGTCTGGAGACCGCCGCCGGTGACCTCGGTCACGCCGTAAGCGCCGTCGCCCATGAACAGGGAGGCGAACACCGCGTAATACGCGGGAGTCGCGCCGGTCTGAGCGGGGCAGGTGCTGTCGCGCCAGATTTTGGCCTCGGTGGTCTGCACGAAGCGGACGCCCGCGATCTTGCCGATCTCGCCCTCGTACAGGTTCGTGGTGTCCACGTACTTGTGCGGGTCGCGCCAATCGGGGTCGCGCATGAGGTCATAGGCGACATAGGGGTGGATGATGGCCACATAGTCGCCGTCGATGGTGGGCGCGTTCTGCGCGCGCAGCTCGGCGACAACCTGCTCCACGAGGTCAACGGTCAGGCGGGCGGTGGTGTCGAGACCGGCACGGGAAGTGACAGCGGTCTCAGCGCCGGTGCTGGCGTTGATCTTGGGGGCGTACATGACGTTCGTACCGGCAACAAGGATGTTGCGGGTGATGGTGTCGAGCGTCAGGCCGGCCTGACGGCCGAGCAGCTTGGTCGCCTCCAGAATGGTGTTGTCCAGCGCGGTCAGCTCCAGCACGTCGGACTGCACGATGAAGTCGCCGTACTGCGCCACGGTCGCGGTGATGGCCGTCACGTCGAGGCTGTTGCCGTTCGGCGTGACGCCTTCGGTCAGCGGCGTGGTAGCCTTCTGGAGCGGGGTAAAGGCGCGGAATTCAATAGTTTTGCCACCATGCTGCGGAATGGGGCGCTTCTGGCCGAACTGGTCATGCACAAGCTGTGCCTGCGCATAGTCCAGCAGGGTCATGTCGTAGAAGGTCTTCATTTCCGGCGACAGGTCGTTGCCGGTGGTGTTCAGCAGCGTGGTCTGCACTGCGAAGATCTGGATGAAGGCCCTCATGATGGTCAGAATCTTTTTCATGGGTTATTTTCTCCTTTCGTAATCACAGCGAAAGGAGGCCGTGCTCAGAACACGATACGCTCTCCTCTCGCAACACGCCGCGCGATCTCCGCGCGGTCTGCCTTGGTGAGCTGTGACACGTCGCTCTTTCTCTGCACGGCGCTTGCCCCTGCCATTGCCCCTTCTTGGGGACGCCGCTGCCCTGCGCGGACGCTGTTGGCCACCTTCTCGGTGACTTTCTGCGCCGTGAACTGCATGGCTGCGGGGATGATCTCATCCTTGTGGACAACCTCGTAAGCGGTCTGGAGCGGGATGTTGGAGAACACGAGCTGTCTGAAAGCCGGGTTCTGCATCTCGGCATCAATGTCGAAGCTGGGGTACACAGCTTTGACCTGATCAGACTCCTGCACAAGTGCGGCAAACTTGGCTTTTGCCTGTTCCTCGGTCCGGCTGCGCTCCATCTCGGCCTTGAGTGCCGCGTTTTCGCGCTCCATCTTCCGCATTGCCTTGACCTGTTCCACGCTGATCCCTTTTTCAAGGGCCTCGTCTTCGTAGAAGGTCTCGTCGTCCTCAATGGCCTTGCTCAGTGCTTCCACGTCGTCGGCCTTGACGCCGTACTTGCCTGCAAGCAGGTCGAGCACGGGGGCGAGGGCGTTGTACTTCTGTACGGTCGCCTCGTTCCCTTTCAGGCGCTTCTGAATCGTGTCCTGCACTCTCGCGTCGTAGAGGTCTTTGAACTCGCCCTTGATGAGCTGTTCAAATTTTGCCGTGCGGTCGTCAGTGTTGATCTGCTGCACCCCGGCGGCAGGTGCGCTCTCGTCCTTGCCGTACTGAACACCGGCGAGGGGATTGCCTTTCGCGCCCGTATGCGGCTGGGCGGGGGCCGCGTTATTCTGCCCGGCTGCGGGCGCTCCGCCCGCGTCTCCGCCTGCTCCTGTGCCACCACCAGCGCCCCCGGCGCCTTCGCCGAAGATCTGGATGTAGAAGAAGGGGAGTAAGGATAATTTGTGCATGGTTCCCTCCTGCCCGTCAGAGTGGGCGAAGCTCGTAACCTGTCCGTAGGTGGACGAAACCTTTATTCATCCCCGACGGGGAAAATAAACGATGTAAGCTCCACGTTCTGCGGATATGCCTGACTGAGAAGCTGGAAGCCGGTCTCCGCGACGTAGAAGATGTGTTTGGCCTCGGCGTAGTATTCCGGCCTCGGCTTTGCGATAACGTGGACGTTGCCGCCCCTGATGGTGAGATTCGGGGCTTTCTGGAGCTTGTTTCCCATGGCCTCGATGCACTGTGCCGCTGTCATGGCGAGCACGGAAGCGCCCGCGCACACGGGGTCTCTGCCCATCTCCGCAAATCCTGTGTGTCCGATCACGCGCATTTCCAGCGCGCCGGAGTCTTGCAGCTCCCGAAACATGGCTTTTGTCATGGCTGCCTCCTATCTTGGGCTTGTGGACTCTGCTGCCCGCGTCCTTGCTTTCTTGGTGACGCTGCTCTCCATGCTGTTGTCCCCGCCGAGTGCCGGGAGTCCCTGCGCTGCCTGCGCTCCGGGGGCCGCGCTGCCGGGGAGGGCCATGCCCGCCTGCTGGAACTGCTCCGCGAGGGCCGGTGCAAGCTGCTTTCCGGTCATGCTGTCGAGCATCTGCGCGAGCTGGAGGGCGATTCCCTGCGTCTGCTGGAGCATCTGGAACATGGTGCCGTTCTGCTGGATCTTCTGCGTCACGAAATCCTTGCGGTCGAAATCCATCATGTCCAGACAAGCGAGGGCCGCGTCCGCGTTCTGCGGGGCGAAGAAACCGGCGCTGTAGAACTGAAGCGCAAGCTCGTTCTGCGCCATCTTGGAATACGGGGACTGTTTCTCCGCCGTGACTTCCACGTCGAACAGCGGCAGCCTGTACCCGACCTCCACACCCATTTCCATGGGCACGCCGTTGACCATCTGGCCCTGCGGCTGCGGCAGAATACCGGCATTGGAATAGCTGACGAACTCTTCCATGCCCGCCTGACCGATGATGCGGAAGTATCTCGGCACGTCGAAGAACTGCCTGATAAGCTCGATGCACAGCAAAATCACCTTGCGGAAGGCGCGGTAGCTGCCCTTGTTGTTGTCGCGGGAAAGGCGGTTGCCCGCCTCCTGCATGGCGGCAATGGCGCTGGCAGCCGTCACGCCGCCGGTCGTGCCGCCGGTCGTCACGTCGCGGTTGCCGGTGGTCTCTTTCAGCTCCGTCACCTTGTTTGCGAGGATCTGCACATACAGCTGCGGCAGCGGGTTCGGCTGCACCGGCTGGATGCTGTCCTGTCCCAGAGCGCCGTCTACGTGGATGAAGTCTTTCGTTGCGTCGGCAAACTCCGCTTCGTTCACGCTGCCGTCGCTCCTGACGAAGTGCCGGGGCCGCGCATTGAACAGCATGTTCTGCAAGACGGCCTGATCGCCGCGGTCAATGTATTCCTGCGCGCTCTTGCCCACGTCGATAAAGCCGAAGCCCGTGGGCGTCCCCTTGCAGGGCATGAGCACGTCGAACACAAAGGGGTAAAGGCCGTGGTCATACCAGCCGCGCTCCGCGTAATCCGGCTCGTTCTCCGTGGCGAAGAGCGGCTCATCCTGCCCGGCCACGAATTTGCAGTAATGCAGGACGGTCTTGCCGTCCGCCCCGCGCTTCTTGTAATACCAGTCCACGACGGCGCTCTTGCCGTTGGTGTCGATCGTGTCGTCGTAGATGTACTTGTTGAGGTCCAGCACCGGGTTTGCGAGCTTGTTCTTCAGCTGGGGATAGTCCTCTTCCAGAATGTCGTTGTCCTGCAAGGTCACATAGAACACGTTGCGGCTCTGCTGAATGTCTGTGATGCCGGACTCCCAAAAGAGGTTTATCAGATCCACGTCCGTGATGTCGATGTCGCCGAGGCCGTTGTTCTTGGAGGCGTCCCAGAACACGCCGTACACGCCGGTGCCGTTCTGGATCTTCTCGTCCTGCTCCCGTGAGTAGGTCCCCTCAAACTCGCACTGGTCGAGGATCACCGGCAGGATGGAGGACAGCATTTTCGCCTCGCCCTTGTCGCCTTCCTCGCGCGGCAGCACGTTCGCCGCCGGGAAGTTGTCCATGGCGTCGGCGTGCTTGTTCTGGATGCTGTTGAGCAGCCATGCGCTCGCAGGCTCTACCTGCTGATACTTGCCCTTCTCCTTGGCCGTGCGTCTCATGCACTCCCACTGTCTGAGCTTGTACCACTGCTGGTTCTCGATAAGGCGCTGCTCAAGATTGGCCTTGCCGGTCTTGTACTCCAGCAGCGTCTGATACGCTTCGTGAATCTCCGGCTTGCTGATCGGCAGGCGCTGGAAAGGCTCTATGTTGCCGGGGGCCGTGGGGCTATAGTCCACGGCGCTCATGTCGAGACTCTGCGCCACGGCCATGTTCCCGGCGTTGAAGCTGTCGAAGCTGTCGCCGGTCTGCGCCGCGCCGTCACGCGCAAGCCTTCTTCTGTCGTCATTCATCGGCATGGTTCACAATCTCCATTCTGTGAATTGTCGGAGGCGGCAGCACGTCTTCCTCCTGAATATCGAGGAACAGGTGCAGCGGGCCTTTGTTGAACGTGCTGGGTATTGCTGCCTGTCTCGGCTTGATCGGCCTTGACATGAGGAAATAGCGCCACTCGTCGGCTACGTGGTCTTCGCCGTCGGTGTCAAGGTCCTCCGGCTTGTTCTCGTCATACTGGAGGATCGGCACCGTGCGGATAAACGCCTTGCAGTTGGAGAAAACGTACATCATCGGGTAGCCGTTTTGGTCAAACGCAAGCCTGTAATGGCACTGCATCCATCCCGGCAGCCGTTCATGGTCGCCCTTCTGGAAGTACACGCCGTATTTCATGGCAGTCTCGGCAATGCTGACGCCGGTCTGCGCGTCCCATATCGCCGGATCTGCAATTCCCTCGATGCGCTTGTCTTTCAGCCAGCGGTGTTCATGCTCGATGCGGGCGATTTCCTCAAACAGCCTTGACGGAATCCACTTCACGCCTTCGTTCGGGGTCTCGGTGCAGCCGTACAGCTCCAGAATCCGATAAACCACGCCCTCGAAGTCCACCGCCCACCAGCCGACAGAGAAGGGCTTGTTGTAGCCCCAGTCGAACGAGCGGTAAATCTTCCACGTCGGCGGGATCTCGAAAGGCTCTATGACATGCGTCCAGCGCCTTTGCCGTTTCAGCTCCGCCCTGCTGCTGTTGTCCCCGGCAGCGTTGGCGGCTCTCATGTCCGGCTCTATGCGGAAATCCTCAAAGAACTGCCCTTCGTAGGTGTCCCAATCGCCGTAAAGGAGCGCGTTCTTCTCCTTCTCCGGCAGCGAGGCGAGGCGGGCGAGGTATTGAGGATCGTTTTGCAGCAGTATCTTGTTGTCGAAAACGGTGGACGGGACAAACGTCCTGCTCATCCACTGTTTTTCACTGTGGCCGTCCGGGAACACGACAACAACCTGCTCCCACACGGTTTCCATCGGCTCCCCGGCAGTTATGAAGCGCTCCTTCACCCATCCATGCCCCACGCCGCCGGGGTTTGCGGTGTTGCGCATGTAGACGCGCGTGCCGGGGCCGTTGGGCCTGTTGCGGCTCTTGAGGTAGATATATTCCTCGAACGTGAAGTGCGTCAGCTCGTCAAAGGCTATGAAGTCATAGGCTTTGCCCTGATAGTTGAACTTGTCCTTTTCGTGCTGGAGGCTGCCGAAGATGATCTTCGCCCCGCTGGGGAATGTCCATGTGTGCTTCTGCTCGTTGTACCGGGCGCGTGGGAAAGCCTGCGGATAATAGCGCTGGCTCTTTTCCACAAGCTCACTGAGCTGGGGGAAGGTCTTTCGGAGAATCAGTCCCTTGTAGTGCGGGATCTGCACCTGCCGCAGCGCCTCGATAACCAGCGCGTCGCTCTTTCCGCCGCCGGCAGCGCCTCCGTACAGGACTTCATCCTCGCCGCGCTGCATAAAGGCGAGCTGACGCGGCTGCGCTTCCCATACCGTTTTCATTGGCCGTCCTCCGGGGCCTGCGGCCTTTCTGCCATGGTCGGCATGAAGATCACGCCGCCCTCGGTGCCGTCGTCCACAATGCGCGTCTCGCTTTTGAGCTTGGCAATGCGGGCCTGCTGTTCCTCGATGTCGAGCGCGGACTTGTTGAGGCCCTGTATCTCGCGCAGGTCTTTCAGCGCCCGCACGAGCGTAGCCAGCGCCAGCGTGTCTTCCGCGTGGATAACGCCCAGGGCGTCAATGATGTGATCCATCATCATGTCCGTGACCTCGATCATGCGCAGGCTGCGTTTCGCTCTCAGCTCCGCAGCAAGCTCTTCCGGGCACATGATCTCCGCGCCGGTCTCCGGTTCGGTTCTTGGTTCCGGTTCCGGTTCCGGTTCGGTTCTCTTGGCAATATCGGCCAGCTTCTCGGTCCATTTCCCGGCGGCTGCCCTCTTTTTCAGGCCGGAAAGAGAAACGCCCCACTTCTTCGCCAGTGTCGGGTACTTCGTGCCGGTCGCCAGAAAGTCGGCCTCTATTGCGCTCCAATCCGGCTTACCCACGATGTCCCCCTCCCGTAAAGTCTTAGAATCTATGATTGATCGGGCCAATATATCACAAAAACAGGGAGTTTTCAATAACAAAAACTCCCTGCCTTTTTGTGCACTTTTACTTTTTCGATACCATGACCTGCTGCATCAGCGTCTTATCCACGCGCTTCCCGCAGTTTTCACATCGGGCTTTCTTCTCGGTCGTCGCCCTGACGATCCCCTTCACCCTGTAGGGGCCCTCCATGAGCTTCCGGCATTCTGGGCACAGTGACAGGATTTTATCTTTCATGGATACCGCCTCCCTCTCTTTGATCATATTCCAGATCTCTTCATATGTTTCATCAACATCTATGTAATCCTCTGCCTCTATGAAGAAAATCCTTGTTGCATAACGGCTCTCATTGTCAAGTGGTCTTTGAAAGACTTCGACAAGCCTTAGATTTACTGCGCTTGGTTTACCATCCTGGTGTAGCTCTATCCAATCCATCAGCGTCCTCCTTTCCTCCTTCTGAAATCGTCCGCGTTTGGGCAAGTTGCCCAATGGGGAATGCGCCCCATGCCGGTCGGTGTCCCCTCGAAGCGGAGGTCGCACTTGATAACCTCGCCCAGATCGTTCAGGACGCTGTTCTTTCCCTCCGGGTTCTCTTTGTATGCCCGGAGTGCAGCGTCGGCGGGCATCTTCCGCCCGCGCGGTGTGTCCAGCCACACGATTGGCGCTCCGCACTTCTTACAGATCGACGTGTTATTCATCCGCCTTGCCCTCCGTAAGCGTGGTCAGCGTCTCGAACGCTGATTTGAGAACGAGCAGCACGCCTTCCTCGAAATCCTCAAAGGACGAGCCGCGCGGGATCTCGATGTATTCACCGTAGTCCTTGCCGTTGTGGGTGAGCTTCCATGCGATTGTCGCGTAGTCCCCCCACACACCGGCTACTATCGGCAGGTCGAGCGGATTGCCGTCCGCCGGGTCTTTCAGAATGATTCTCAGCTCCATGCCTCAGTCTCCTTTTCGCTGGATCACGCGGTTCTCGAACTTCTTGTAGGCGTCAAGATACCACTCGCCCCTGTCGCCGTTGAAGGTCAGCTCGTAGTACATGCCGTCGTTGAGCGTGGACGAAATCAGATACTTCCAGTTCTGGAGCACCTTGCACTTCCAGACAATGAAGACGTTGAACAGCACAGGGCCGTCGCTCTTGTCGAGATGGTTCTCGATGTAGTCCGCTACGATCCGGGTCGCGTTCGTGTCGCTGGGGCTGATCTTGCCGATTACGTCCTCCGGCATCTTCCCGCAGTCCTCAATGTCCTCGGTCTTGACATTGATCGTCCCGACGGGGACCGCCTCTTTCTCGAACTCGCTGCCGTCCTGAAAGCGCGGAAAGTGCTTATAGCACATCCTGTTGAATTCCTCCGTGTCCTTCCGGCTGATCGCCTTGTTCATGCGCAGGCAGGTCGAAATGCGGGTCTGAATGATCGACATTCTTTTCAGTTCCTCCTGCACGTCCTTGGGGATTCCAAGTACATCCGCTAAGCTGTCCGCCAAGCCGTCAATTTTCTTTTCGATGTTTTCCATGATTCAGTCTCCTTTTCTTTTTGGATTGTTCATTCTCAGCCGCTCGCTGGCCATTTCATTCCGCAGGCAGCCGCATGATCTGATTTTATGCTGCCGGAGTTGGTCCCCCCGGCAGATCTTCACATTGCCGCACTCGCAGCGGCAGCGCCAGAGCGGGACGCTTTTCCATCCCTGTCGGTATGATCCCGCCCGCTCCAGTACCTCCAATCGCCCGAAGGTCTTCCCCTTCAGGTCAATCAGCGCCCGTGGCATGTTGTTTGTCCCCGCTGATCCCGAACAGCGGGTGATAGTCCGCGCGCTCGTCGTCCTGTTCAAAGGGGTCTGCCTCCACGGTCTCCTGAGTCAGATGCTTCGGCTCTGTGCTCTCTTTCTGGAGCCATCCGCACAGATTCATAGCTCCGCACAGAAAGCCGTAGACGGCCAGCAGCACGGTCAGGGCCGTGTGTGCCTTCGGCTCGATCTGATGCAGGCCCACAAGGATGAGGGCCAGCATAACGGCCATAACCGCCGTGACGAAAATAGACTTGACTTTGCTCATGATGAATCATCCTTTCCCGATACTCTTTTTGTATTTCCGGCTGTTCGCAGCCTTTTCGGAGTTGCAGAGGAAGTCCATGCTTGACCGCAGCCCTCGCAGCTCCGCGTTCATACGGTCCTGCTCTGCCCGGTATTCCTTGTAGGCGTCACACCGGGCTTGGCAGCCTGCCCGCCGAAGCGGGCAGTCCTTTCCGTTCTTCTTGCAAGGCGGCCTCATTTTCTGTGCCCTCTCTCCTTGCGGTTGATCATCGCGACATCAATTAGCACAAACACCATCCCTGCAAGGATGAAAGCCACCGGCTTTGCCAGCCAGAACAGAATAGCGCTCACTGGTTATCACCTTCTTCTGCGTCAATCTCTTCCGCGCTGATTCCCTCGGAGGCGGCAAGGTTATACATGCTCTGCGGGTCAAAGCCGAGGTTTTTGAAGCGCCGGATATGATCTCTGAATTCAGCAATCCTTTTCTCCCTCGCTTCGCCGGAAAGAGGGGAAGGAGCGGGCCGTTGGTTTTCCCCCTGCACCCCTTTTCCTCCTGCTATCTTAGAAAAAGAGTTATTATCCTCTCCTTCCCTTGACTTACCTATACTCTCCTTACCTACCCTATCCTTACTCTTACCTATCCTATCCTGAGTCAACGGTTCGTCTACGGGCCGTGTACGGTCTGTATACGGTTCGTCTACGGGCTGTATACGAGTCTGTGACTGGTCTGTAACAGCAGGAGGAAGGCAAGGCTTGTGGCCGTCACCGGGATTCATTGAATAGGAACGGTTTTCGTCGTAGTACAGCTCCCGCATGAACTCCTTATACTTGGTCTCCCGGTAATTGTCCTTGCGTATGTAGTTGTTGATACGCCAGTGCTTGATTACCGCCACAAAGCCGTCGTTCTTGTCGAAGGTGAGCACGAACTTTTTGGCAATCAGGAGCTTCATGGAGTCATTGCTCGCGCCGCACTGCCTCATGATGGCGCGGGGGTTATCACAGAAGCCGTCGTCGTCAGAGGCCATGTTCAGGTGAATATACAGCATCTGCGCTTCGGCGGGCATGTCCATAAACGGGTCTGACTCTATGACATTCTTCGAGAACATACGGCGCTCTGCCATGTCTACACCCCCTCAGTACGGCATGAAAGCGTCTACGATCTCGCCCTCAAGCGTGGTCTGCTGGTCGTGGTTGCCCTTGCTGATGATCCTGCGCACACGTCTCAGCTTGCGGAAGACCTCTTGCAGCTCCGAGCGGGCGAAGCGCTCAAACTCCGCCGAGGTCGCCAGCTTGATACCGCGGCTTCCGCTGATAATGATCTTGCTGTAGTGGTCGCTGCTGTTGATGGTCTCAATGTCCCGCGTCAGCAGGCGGCGGGTTCTGCTGTTGTGGTAGTTGCCGGTGAAGAAGGCGGGGTACAGCTTGATGCTGTCCGTCACCTGCTCCATCCGGGTCCACCTGTTCCCGCGCTTCTGGAGGAAGAAATACAGTTCCTCCTGCCGCGCCCGGTTCTCGTCATGCGTTGTCTTCATGTCCGTCCTCCTTCAAGAAATCGGGGTAGTCGTCCTCGCTGCCCGTTGCGTACACGTAGGCCGGTTCTCTGGTCTGCTCGCCGATCATCTCTCCCACGCTCTCACGCGCTCCGCCTTCCGGCAGCGCGGCGTGGCCGGTCACTTCGCCGGTTCCCTCGTCCACGGTGAAGCCCTCCGGGATGGTGTCTTCGGGGTAATCCTGCGCCGTCAGCGCCGTCGCCAGCCTCATGCTGTCCTCGTTCGCCCCATGCTGGTACTCGATACTCATGAGGGCGTATTTGCTGCACAGACGGCGGATTACAGTCTTGCGGGCCATGGCGTCAAAGTTTTCCTTCCAGCCCTTGCCCATGTAATCGCCCTTGCGGTTGTCCCGCTCGTGCTTCTCGATCTGCTTTCGGGTCATGTAGATGGTCTTTTCCGCGCCGTTCTTCAGTTTGAAGTACCCGGCGTACCCGACAATGGGCAGCTTCTCCCGTTCGTCCTCGTCCTCGATCCAGTTGAAAACGGCCTCGCCGGTGAGTCTGTTGTAGCTCTCAAGCTCTCCCTCGCGCACTTCCACGGCATCCGGGACGCATGAATAAGCGCCGGTTCTCAGACAGAGCTGAATCATGCCCTTGTAGCCGATGATGAAGGTCGCTGTCATTTTGCCCTTGTTCCGGTAAGGGACGATGTAGGCATAGCCGAGTGTCGGGTCTATCGGCAGATCGTAGCTCGCCGCCTGCAATGCGGATTTCAGTACGCTCATGGAGTTGGCGTAGAACGCCTCCTGCAAGGCGGGATTGTCGTTTATCATGCTGACGAGCGAGGACATGAACTGCGGCGCCCTCTTGCCGAGCACTTCGTCGAAGCGCTTGCGCATTTTCTCCCCGTCAAGCAGGGAGTTGAGCATCACGCTCACGCTCTGCTTTGCCTGCGCCTCCGGTGCCTGCTGCTGTGCTGCCTTCTGAATCTTGCCTGCCATTTTCTAATCCTCCTTAATCCGTGTTCGGCTCGCAGATTACGAACCGGTAGCCGCCGACTACCTTCTTGAAGGTGTAATACCCGGCGAAGTAATACCCGTAGTCGTGCTCCTTTTCGCCGCCGATCCTGATATTGGCGTGCCACTCTGCCGATTCCGGCACCCTGCGTTTGTACAGATTGGAGAAGCACCACTCCAATGTCTCTTCCTCCGTTTTATCAGATTCAACGAACCACTCACGGAAGAAGTCTCCGTACCGCTGGTACTGCCCGCAATGGGTCTGTTTCGCTTCAATCATGCCGTCTTCACCTTCTTCTCGGTGATCCGCAGCACGCGGCTCTGCGTGGCGTACTTCTGAAAATCAATATCGGGGTAGTCCGCCTTGATCCTGTCGCGGTCGAGGCCGCTTGTGTTCTGGATTTTCCACGTCGCCTTCCAGTTCCCGCAAAGGCCGATACTTCTGCTGCCCATGGCGGTCTTGATGCGGTTGTCGAGGGCAGCGAGGTCTTTCTTGAGGTTGCCTATATGGTCGTTCAGCGCCTTGCGCTGCATGAACACGTCGTCCATCCCGGTCAGATCGGCTTCGTCGCCCGCCTCGGTCTGGAACATTTCTTTGATGGCCTGCGTCGTGGCGTCGTGGCCGTCCACCGGCGGCGTCCGCTTCGGGATTACATACTCGTTCCAGAAGTCCCGCTCAGCGTCCATGAGGGCTTTAATCTCGTCCTCGTCCCGCTCCAGCTCGAACACCCGGAAATCTCTGCACTCGCTCAGGACAGCAAGGTAGGCTTTCTTCGCCCCCGTCACGGCCAGATAGTGCGTCATTTGGGCGTACCACTGTTCGGGGTATTCCCCCGTGCGGAACTTCTTCACATTGACGTAGGAGTTGGTTGTCTTGCACTCCAAAATCGCGTCCTCGCCGATGATTTCGCGGTCGATGTTGGCGCAGGCGAAGGGGTAAGCGTCGTTTACAAGTGTAAAGTTGAGCCGCTGCACCTTCCGCCCGGTTTCCTCCATGAACAGGCGGGCTACAAGGTCTTCCAGCAGCGTCCCGGTTCGGGTGCTGATATTACCGCCGAACTCCGGCACCTGCCCGGTCTTCTCGGCCCACACGCTGAAAGCGGAGGCGTAGGGGTTCATGCCGATAATCGCTCCGGCGTCGCTGCCGCCGATGTAGCCGCGGCGGATCTGGAGCCATTCGTCGTGCCGCTTCTCCTGATCGACGGGAATCATTTTCAATCCCCGGTTGCGGATGGGGTTTCTTTCTGTCGCTGTTGCCATTTCAAATCCTTTCTGCTACAATGTAGCCGTCTCCATTTCTCTTGGCGTTGCCGCTTTCCCGTGTTGCCGCACGGGGAGGCGGCTATTTTATTGCCGCTTCTAATGCTTCGCTGTAGGGGATCTCCAGTACATCGCAGTACCGGAGCAGCTGCCCGATGTTCCACTCGGTTCCGGGCTTGTTCATCTGGAAGCGGGCATTTTGGGCCGTGCATCCGATCTCTGCTGCAATATCCGCGCTGGTCATGCCGCGCGCCTTCCTGTACGCTGAGAACAGCGCCGCAAGCTCGTTCACCTTTACCGGGCGAATCCACTTGACTTTAGGCACGGCTCTCACCTTCATGCACGGGGTACTCGCAGGGGTTAATGCCCGCTGCCATGCACACGCTCACAAATTCCTCCGCCCTCATACGGCGTCTGCCGGTGAGCGAAGCGGAGAGTTTCTGATGCGTGAATCCGGGGAGATTCGCTTTCTCGGCAAGCCGTTTCTGAATAATGCCTTTCTCTTTGATCTTCCCGGCAAGCCAGCTTTCAGGGGTCATACGTTATCGCCTCCTTTCATGATTTGATCTGCCACAAGCACGTCGGTCAAGAACTCACTCGGCAGCATAATTCCCGCCTGCAGGCACACCGCGTATTGCACCTTCGCAATGCTGAGTACACTTGCGCCCTGTTCCTTCATCGTCTTGGTCAGCACTCGCAGCAGGTTTGCCACTCCGCCGTGGCTCGCGGGCTTGCTGCCCTGCTTTGCAAGTTTGGCCTTGGTCAGTTCGACCAGGCTGTTTTCATTCTCCAAAAATCTGCGCCTCCTTTCCCCGAAGAATGAAAGCCAGTCATCATGCAGCGCGTTGTATGTGCCGGTCTCCAGCATCGCCCGCCGCAGGTCGTTTCCCCACTTTGCGCGGAGATACCCGTCTATGATCCGGTCTTGATGCTCTGCAAACCATGGCCATGCGCTCCTGTCGGGGTTTTCCTTCCGTTTCCTGCCGAAAGCGTTGTGGCCTCCGAGCGGCGGGAGAATGTCATACCGAAGGTGGAAGTCTGCGTCGCGGAAGAATCCGTCCCAATCGCTGTATACCATGGCCTTGCTGCCGCGCAGCCTCACCATTGGCGTCCGCTCTCTTATCGCGCAGCAGGCATTCCACAATCCGCTGCTGCATAATTCCTCAAGCACTCTGTTCACCTCCTTTCAGTCGTATTCTTCATACTCGGCGGCCAACTCCTCAAAGCTGATCTGGCCGGGTAACACGTCGTACTCCATCCACCAGTTGTAAACGTCCTGCGGCGTGGTGCCGATCCTCCATGTTCCTTGCATCCTGCCGCGCATTGCCCGATATTTGAGCATCTGTCCGAAGGCGCGTAGATAGGAGTCTTTATACTTCGGCCAGCGCTGGAACTCCATTTCGCGCCCGTGTTTCTGTGCCATAGGGCAGCCGATACAGCCGAGCCGGTGAAAGCCCTCGTTGTACAGTTCACAGTACGGGATGTTCTCAGCTTTGATGAATTCCCACACATCCGCGTCCGTCCAGTCGATAATCGGATTCAGGCAGGTCTTGAACCGAGTAGTGCAGGCGTCAAGCACTTCTCTGGATTCCGCATTGTCGTTCACAAGGACAGCTCCGTTATTTCCAGTGATGCGGAAATATGGATTGTCTGCAAGCTCTTTGGAAACCTTTGTGCTCCCCGAAATGGTTGCGAGGCCCTGTTTTTTTCTTCGGTTCACACTCTCTGCCCACCTGACGCCCGTGATCGTCAGCCTTCCGTCGCCGCCGCTTTCTTTCAGGTATTCGCAGCAGTACCGAGCTACGCGGGTAGGCGGCATCATTTTCCGGGGGATCAGGTTCCACATAGTTATTGGTTTCCCGACATAATCATCACCGAGGTATGCCCCCCCTCCGTACTCCGTGTACCGAGGGACGCAGCGTTCCACGTCCGGGTGCTTCTCCTTGACGAATCTCACAAGCTCCGGAGGGTCTACGGAGGTCACGCGGTAATGTGCGTCATACTTGACGCCTGCCATTTCCAGCAGCGCCTTACATACAACGCTGTCCTTACCACCGGAAAAGGCCAGATAGTAACCGTCTTTCCCGGAGAATGAACGGGGGTCGAATTGCTTTATTCTCTTTAGGCTCTCTTCGACCTTTTCTTTAAGCTCACTCAATTTCTGCCCTCCTGTATTCCCATCCGGGATAATCCCGGATTTCGCAGCGAATCAGCGCCCCCTTGACGCGGTATGTCAGAAACTTCTTTCCGCCCCGGCAGGCGACAGTGCACTCGATACGCTTCGGGCCTGCCGGGGTCTCTTTGATGATGTCCACGCTCTCGCCGACTTGGAGTGCGCGAACCTGATCGACGGTCATTTGAACCACCGCTTGTAATCGGCGTCTGAGCAGTACCCGGCAGCGCCGAGGAAGAACTCCTTTGCCATGCGCAGCTTGGTCTTCCAGCCGGGGCCGTCGATCAGCACCGTAGCGCTGCCGTATTCCTCGTCAACCTCGATCTGAAAATCAAGCACGTCCTCGAAGTGTTCCTTGCCCTTTTCGGTGAGCTTCTGCGGGCCGCAGAAGGCGATGCACAGGCTCTCGCACACATCATCGACCACATCCACATCAATGTCGCGCTCGATGAATTCCCGGATCTCCATTTTCTCTGCCATTGTTTTAGTCTCCTTTCCCGAATATCAAGAACCTGTGTGTAGTATACTGCCGGATTTCAAGAATGTCAAGCAATAATTTCTTGAAATCCGGAAAAACGTCTTGAAATTCTCCTACATTATGTTAATATAGAAGCGAAAGGAGGGGTAGTTATGGAGGGTATCACAAAGGAAGTTCTTGCCCGCCTGCTGAAAGACGCGCGGCTCCGGTCGAAGATGTCTGTCGAGGAAGTCGCCACCGCTCTGAAAGCCTACGGGTATGAGATTGCCCCGAAGTCCATCTACAACTATGAGAAGGGTATCAACATGCCAGTTGTCCCGATGTTCATAGCGCTGTGCAAGATTTACGGTATCGACGATCTGAACGTGTATCTCAAAGAAGGGTACAGAAAGAAGGTCGAAGTCACACCGCAGGAGGAAACGCTTCTGGCATACTTCCGGGCAGCGTCCCCGGAATTGAAAGACGCGGCGCTCCGCATGTTGCAGCCCGCGGAAAAAGACAGTACCGCTTCATTGGTCGGCTGATCGGCAAGGAGGGGTAAGATTGTCTTATCAAAGCAGTCAAAGCACCACACAATACTGTACGAACTGCGGAAAGCCTGTTCTTGCTGGCTGGAGATATTGCCGGGGATGCGGCGCGCCGATTTATGCAGAAACGCGAAGCGCTTCTTTCAACAATCCCGCGCCAGCTCCGGTCAGACAGAAACGAGTATCGAGACGGTCCTCTTATATCGGCTGGGTAATCGCCGCTTTTGTCGCCTATCTGTTGTTCGTGTACATGAGCGGGACCGCTCCAGAAAAGGCCGCTCCGGTGGAACCAACTCCCACGTTGAAACCTGTTTCCGCTTTCAATGGGCAAATGATTGTTTTTCCTTCGTATACCCGTATATGCCCTTTGAGTGTTTCTGTCCCCTCTGGTGAAAATGATTACTACATCTACTTGGCTTACAGGAAGGGGCCGAAATATTCCTCGGTATTGAGGACGCCTGAAACGGCGAGCCGAGTAGAAAGTGATATGGGCTTCTACGTAAAGGCCGGTAAGACCGTAGAGGTTGACGTGCCTGTCGGCGTGTATCAACTGTATTACGCATACGGCAAGACGTGGTATGGGAAAGAAAAGCGGTTCGGCCCTGACACTGTGTTTTGCACATCGGACGAATATCTTGATTTTTACACGGATGATTCCACGACATACGGCCACACGCTGAGTCTGATACTCCAGACATACGGGAATTTTGACAGCAGGAATATCAAAGAGGCGGATTTTCCGGGGTGAGAGTATGAAGTGCAAATTCTGTTTCCGGTCTATCCCGGATGATGCTGTGTTCTGCTGCTACTGCGGTGAGCGCGTTCCCCGGAAGAAGAAAGCGCCCCGGCAGGAGATCAAAGTACCGGCTCCCCGGCAGCTCAAGTCCGGCGCGTGGAATATCGAGCTGCGCAAAGAGGGGGCCAGCGTCACCGAGGCCACGGCGGAGGCGTGTCTCGCCAAAGCCCGCGCCATTCGTGCCGGGTTTTTAAAAGCAGAAAAGGCCCTGCCGAAGCAGAGCCTTGATAGCGTGATTGAGAAATACATTGTGGACAACACCGGCGTCCTCAGTCCCTCCACCGTGCGCGGCTATGAGTCTATCAGAAAGACGCGCTTTCAATCGGCCATGCAGGAGGACGTGTCAAAGCTGGACTGGCAGGCCCTTGTCAGCGCCGAGGCGCAGGCGGTCAGCCCGAAGACGGTAGCAAATGCGTGGCGGCTGATAACCGGCTCTCTCAAATATGCCGGTCTGCCCGTGCCGGAGATCAATCTCCCGAAACAGGTCCGGTCAGATCGCCCGTGGCTGGACTATGAGCAGATCCTTGTTTTCCTCGAAGCGATTAAGGGTCGCAAATGCGAGCGTGCTTGCCTTCTGGCGCTTCATTCCCTCCGCATGAGCGAGATCATGTCTCTAACTACCAAAAGTGTCCAAAACGCAAGGATTCAAGTCACAGGTAGTGTTGTGATTGACAGCGCCGGTCATTACGTCAGGAAAGAGACCAACAAGACGGCAGCCTCGCGCCGGGAGATCCCCGTCATGATTCCCCGCCTTCTGGAGATATGGCCGGAGGAAGGGGAGCCGCTACAATGGCAGAAACACGCTGCCATAAATGAAATGATCCAGTCGATATGCCGCAGCGCGGGCCTGCCAGAGATCACCATGCACGGCCTTCGTCACAGTTTCGCAAGCCTCGCATGGTTTCTCGGATGGGACATCATGACCACCTGTTACTACGGCGGCTGGTCTGATACCTCCACCGTGCAGCGGATCTACACCCACCTGTCGAAGCAGGTCAAGGACCGGGACGTGCAGAGCATGGAGGCATTCTATAACGGTCAAATTACGAACGAGATTCCGAACGAAAATTGAAAGCATTGCGGCGCAATGCTTTTGCTGAATGGTGGACGGGTTCGAGTCCCGTACGGGTCACCAGAACAAAAGAAGCGAGAGAGTGTAAAAACTCCCTCGCTTTTCTGTTTTTTGCTGATTTTATGCGGGTTTGCGGGTTTTCGCTGTCTGCCGTCCGTCAGAAAAGGAAAACCACGATTCAACACTGTTGAGGAAAAATAAGCGCGATTTTACGAACGGTTTTACGAACGGATTACAGCTCAGGCAAGGGAGGATAGAAACTCTTTTCAAGCTCGGCCTTTGCCTTTGCTTCGGGGTCAGTCTTCTTGAAAGATTTATTAAATTCATTGACCGCCGCTTCGAGCATGGCCTCCAGCTCGTCTTCTGAAATATGTATATCATACGTGGCGAGGATCTGCGTGGCGCGTTCCATAGCCTTCCGCAGCTTCTCACGCCCGTGCAGGTCGGTGTACACCTGCTCAACAAAGCGGACGCAGGTACGGCACACAGCCTGTTTGACTTCGGTGGTGACGTACTTGTTGTACAGGTTCTTGGCCTGCACGCCGAGCCATGCGGCAAGCATGAGGAAAAGCGAAAGCACGATCTGGCTCATGTAGTTGGCGAGGATGTTATTCATGTTGATCTCCTTTCAGATTTGTCCGTGGGCCGCTTGGTTCAGGTGCTTGTCGATCTTGTCAATCGCCGTCGTGACTTCCCCGTCGCAGCCCTGTTCTTTCAGCCCTCGCAGGCAGGCGAGTATGCCGTACACCACAAGGGTCTGTTCCTTCTTGATTGCCGCTATGTCGTCGTCCTGCGTCTTCTGGTGCTTCACAAGGTCATAGACCTTGTTGTAGTACTTGAAGATAGCGAAGATGGCAGCCAGCAGCGCCGCAAGTGTGATGATGGTCTGTGCAGAAACGGTAACTGTACCGTCCATATCAGTCAGCCCCCTTTCTCTTCACATACGCGAGGAAAGCGTTCTGAAATTCCTCCGTCTGGAGGAACTCGGCCAGCACAGCGAAGGCGCCGGAGACCTCCGGTTCCTTCTCCTGCTCACACGGGCCATCGATGGGGCAGGCGTCCGGGGCGGCAGGCTCTTCTTTCCGGGCGGGGTAGCCCAGATTTACGAGGGCGCGGAACCGGTCACTCCGCGCAACATCGGTATCAACCGGGCCGTCGTAGCCCTCCACACGTCCGCTGTCGCTGTTCTGCCAGAGGTCGCAGGGCGTGTCCGGCTGATGGTCGCTCCACTTCGCAATCCACACGAGGCAGCCGTCCGGCACTTCGTTCGGGCTGACCTTCGCCCATAACGTGCCGGCGGAGCTGTAGATGCCGGGGATGTAGCCGCGCCCGCCGATTCCGGCACACCAGCCGCGGATGATGTTCAACAGCTCGTCATGGGAAAGCGCAAGCTGTTCCTCTTCCTCAATGTCGAGGTAGATGCCGCAGGGCATGGGAAAACCGTTGATCGCGTCCGCGAGGAAAGCAGCCTCGGCCATGGCCTGCTGCGCGTTCATGGCGTGGGAATAGCAGTAGCAGCCGACCGGGAACTTCATCTGATACGCTTCGGAGTAGAAGGTGAAGGCGGAAGCGTCGATAAGGTATGTCCCCTCGGTGAGCTTGATAATGGCGAAGTCGTTCCCGCTCGCCTTGACCTGCTCCATGCGCAGGCCGTTCTGATAATGGGAAATATCAATCCCTTTCATAGTATGGAATCCTCCTGTTCTGTGTCTGTCGATGCAGATGATTATCAGTGTCCCGACCATGCCGCAAATAATCCCGGATAGAAAAAGCTCCCATGCCGGGATTATGGCCAGATCACTTAACCACTCCCATTCGTAGTACATTACTCATCCTCCGTCAGCAATCCGGAATATGATTTTTCATCATCTTCGTCTTCCATGGTGTACCTCTCTTTCTCAGACGTACTTCTTGTAGGCGTTCTTGACGTTCACCTTGTTGATGTACACATACTTAAGGGTGGTATCTAATTTTTCATGGCCCAAGAGTGCCGCTACCTCTTGGATGTCCATGCCTCTGTCAATCAGCGTTGTCGCCAGTGTCCGGCGGAATCGGTGAGGGTGCACGTTCTCAACATGCGCACGCTGCGCAATCGTCTTGAGCTTTGCGCGGACGCCGCCGGGCGTCATTCTGTCAGTGCCTTTACCGGCGAACAGCGCTGGGGAGTTGTCTTTCCTCTCGGAGAAATAGCGATTCAGGAGCATAGCCGTCACATCGTCAAAGAAGACGGTCCTTTCCTTGTCGCCCTTGCCGAGCACGGTACATTCGAGATTCTTCAAATCCACGCTCTCGCGGTTCAGCCCGCAAACCTCGCTGATCCGGCAGCCGGTGGAAAGAAGGAAGGAAATCATAGCCTTGTCCCTGCTGTTGTCGCAAGCCTCTTTCAGTATCTCTATGTCGATCTCCGAATAGGGAACCTTGACTTGCTTCCTGCACTTGATGGGGCCGAGATTCGCGCACGGATTACCGGGCAACAGTCCCTCTTTGTGCAGCCAGCCGAAGAAGCTGGAGAACACACAGCGATAACCTTCCAGCGTTTTATCTCCAATGCCGCGTGCCTGTTCTTTCGACAGCCATGAGCGCATCGTGAATACGGTCATTCTGTCAATGGGAATACCTGTTTCGTCGCGCAGCCGTCCGAGGATGTATTTGTACCGCTCTACGGTCTTCTCAGAACGGCCCTCGATCTTCTTTGCCTCCAGAAAGGTTTCCAGAAGCTCGTCAAATGCGTTCTGCTTCCAATACGTCGGGTCTCTGTCAACGGTGTACTCCATCATCCCGGTCTCAATCTCAGCCATGACCGTTCTCAGGGTGTCCGCCGTCAGCTTGTCAGAGAGTGTCCCTTCGATTTCCCGTATAAGGAGCTGCTTCGCTTCAATCGACATTGTAACCACCTCGTAACTATTATAGATTATCTTTAATCTATATGTCAAGAGGGAATGTAGATTTTTTATAATCTTGACAGGAGCCGAAAACCCCTGTACAATGTTGGAAGAAGGAAGTGGTGCCATGATCGTGTACAACGACATCCTTGGCCGTCTCGCTGCTGCGGGATGGTCTACTTACCGTTTGCAAAAAGAGAAGGTTCTTTCAAACGGTGTTATCATGCAGCTGCGCGCGGGGAAGCCGATCACTACCACGACGATCAATGTGCTTTGCCGCCTGCTGGATTGCCAGCCGGGGGACCTGATCGCGTACTCACCGGACGAGCAGGGCGAATAAACGCCCTGCTTTTTTCATGCCCGGTTTCTCACTTCACACTTTGGGAAGCTCGATGCCGTGAATCGCTGCCTGCTTCTCCAGCTCGTAGAGATACATGCCCATGTGATGGGCTTGCTCTTTCCAGCTTTCAAGCGGAATCGGGGTATTGAAAGTCTGTTTTCCGACTTCTCGCATGACGATCATCTTATGCAGCTTCTCATACCGAATCTTGAGCTGAAGATATTCAGCCTTAAAACGGTCTGTCCAGTCAGCGCTGGTCATAAGATCAACAGTATCTTTCAGTTCCATATTGTCCTCCTTTGTGACTTAAAGTGTCCTTTAAGTTACATCTTGCTTGCTTTGTAAGTAATATCGTATATGATTACTTCACCAGATGCCTCAACGCGGAATGTTGCTTGCTGTTCCTCAAAAAAAGTGCTTACCCATACGTCTTTGCTTCCATCACTTGTAACAGCCATGTTCTGCGTTCCAAGGTTTATAAACACTCTTCCGCTAAATCTGATATGCAGTGAACCACCACCAAGGAAAACTGTCGGCAAAGCAGTTGCGGGAACAACCGTGGCATAATTTGCAAGTGTAAGTGTTCCGTTTGATATTGTCCCATTGCTAATTGTAAAATCAGCGAAGTCAGACCCGGAATCAAGATTGCACAAGTTGCCGTTGGAAATATCATTGATTGCACCGCTTGATGCTATCACATCGAAGCCCTGATCTAACAGTAGATAGCTGTTATTGCCGGGGTATGCCGTACCGATATAATACCCGGCGCTGTGTATTGCTTCGATATACGCTTTCCAGTCAGAATCTGTAAACGATGAAAATGCACTATCTGTCCGGTTGACACCCAAAATATAACACTGGCCGCTTGCATTGCATTTTGCAATAGCATCATTGATATTTGCGATAGCTGTCAACGAAATACAAACAGCGTTTGTCTTCGCCCCTCTGTCGCTCCCGTAAACATTCAAAATGTAATTATCTAATCCCATTACTTGATTAAGTATTGGGATCATTGCATCATCAACATATTGTACGAGCGGGATGACGTTCAACTTTTTACATTCGTATAACATTTCTTCAAGTGTTGGAGGCGCTGTTTTGTACTTGTCGTATTTGGATACAAACCGAACATTTTCCTTGATCCATGCCATTGTCACGCTTGATACCAATGTGTTTGATATATCGGTCCCGTCTGCCCCGACATACTGCACTCCGAATTTGCCGCCCGTGCCATGCAAGCATACATACTGATTATCGCTGGTTTTTTGCAGATTAATTTCCAACACATCGAAACCAAGACGCTTAGATTTCAAAACGTCTGCAATCGACTGACACGGAATAATAATATTTTCGGTCTTACTAACTCCTATATGCGAGAAAAACGGCTTAAACCGGAAGATGTTTTCAACGGCATTTATGCGATCAGACGCTTTTGGAACGTCAATAAGCGCATTAACACCGTTAATGTGCATATGGATGCCTTCAGATGTCGATATGTTATTTGTATCCGTCCTGCGGAATGTAACACGCACATAGCAGATTTCGCTTGTTTCGCGGATGATCTGTTGTTCTGTGGTCTTATAAGACGTAGCACCAAGGTATCCTTTGTCCTTATCGTATGTCAAATAATAATATCTGTATCCAGAATCGCACGAAAATACAACTTTGGCCATATTTTTGACATCGATGAAACCGATTCTAATTACATTAGCCGCATTGTATTCTCCGTTCTCCGTAATGCCGCCTTGTTCCCACGTTGTTCCGTACAACAAATCTCCATTTGCTGTCGAAAGCATTTCGTTTATTACTCCAACTGCATTAGTAGTTCTATCTATCTGCTCACTGATAGATGTTTCAAACGTTACAGCGCTCAAAAACTCGCTAACATCTGCTATTTCCGATACATCTTCCGTGACTCTTGCAATCTGTATAACAAAAGATGTATCCTCCGCAATCGTAACATCGGATGCTTTCCAGCCGCTCCACGAGCCGGGCGTTGAACCAGTAAATGGGATATACCCCCAACGGAAACCGCTTTTAACGCTAATCGTAAGCGGCCTGTCAAAAACCATCGGATCATCGTTTGAAACACGATATTTTTGTGTCAGTATAAATGTTCCATCTGTGTTTAATCCGTAATGCTGGAAATTCCCATACCCATAAAACGTCTGTATGCCGTTTTGATTATCTACAAGATTGGATTCAACAGCGCTCTTTAAGTCAGAAACATCTTCCGTCAGATCGGTGTAATCAGACGGGATGCTGGCAATGACTTCCGCGCCCTTCTGCTGGATCGCGGTCTTCTGGGCCGCGCCCTCAGTCTGGAGCGTGGAGACAGCCGTGTCCCTCGCGCTCTCCGTCGCGGTCTTCGCTGCTACGGCTGCTGTCTGCGCGGCCTCGGCTGCCGTCTGCGCGTTCCCGGCAGCGGTGGCGCTGGCTGCTGCTGCCGTGGCGCTGTTGGCTGCCGCCGTCGCAGATCCGCTTGCCGCCGTCGCAGAAGACGCGGCACTGTCGGCGCTGTCGCTGGCGTCTCCCGCCGAAGCTGCTGCTGCCGTTTGTGCTGCCTCGGCTGCCGTCTTTGCCGTAGCCGCGTCGGAAGCGCTTCCGGCTGCCGCTGTTGCCGAAGACGCTGCCGCCGTTGCGCTGCCGCTGGCGGAGGTGGCCGAAGACGCCGCATTGGAAGCGCTGCCTGCCGCTGCCGTCTCGGATGATGCTGCCTGCGTCGCGCTCCCGGCTGCGTCTGTCGCAGATCCCGCCGCCGCTGTAGCACTTCCGGCTGCCGCCGTTGCGGAGGACGCCGCAGCGGTCGCAGAAGACGCCGCCTGCTCGCTCAGATCCTTGAAGGCTGCCAGCTCTGCATTGAACTGCGCTTCGGTGCCCTCGTAGCCGCCTGCTACGGCCTGCTCGTAGGCGCTCGCGCCGTCCAGCACGTCGAAGCTCTGCCCTTCGGGGTGGTCTCTGTCCGTGATGTTGACGCTATGGCCGTGCGTGATGCTGTCGATCGTGACTTCCGGGGAAACACCGTCGAAGTCGCCGCGTGCCGCTGCTTCTTCCACGGCTGTTGCCTTCGTCAGCGCCGTGGCTGCCGCCTGCTGCACCTGCGCCGTCCAGTCCGGTTCCGGGTCGTGCGGGGACGGCTCGCTCATCTCCGTGCCCTCGTAGATGTACTGTACCCGTCCCCAAATGGTCGGGATAACGGTCGCGCCGTTCGCAAGCCTGCCATAGACGCCGATCTTCAAATCGCCGCCTGCTTCGGCAAGGACGTCCGCCGGTACTGCGCACTCATCCGTGATGAGCGCCACGTCTCGTTCCTGACCGCTCCCGATAAAGACAGCGGTCTTCACAAGATCGTCCCATTCGTCCCCCTTGAAGTGGAATTTCACGGGAAGATTGACGCTGCCGGATGTGACGCGGGCTGTCGTTGTTACGATCATGTCCCGCTCCATGATTTTTATGACAATCATTTCATCTTCTCCTCATAATCAATCATAATGCCTTATGTACCGCCGGACTATGTGCCGCATGGACGCGGGCCGCAATGCCGGGAGACTGCCGCTGCCTCCCGGATCGCGGGCCGCGTTCCGTCGTCCTGCCGGAACATGCTTACTGATGCCGTCCTGCCCACCATGCGAGGTTATGCTTCCATCCCTGTGCATCCCACACGGCGGAAGCCTGCTCCACGGTCATTTCGTGGTTATTGACGGCTGCTTTCAAGGCATAGCCAAGCTCGTCCTGCTTCAAGCTGGAGTTGCCGTCCATGTCTGCCTTGCTGAGAATCTGCTGGAAGCGTTCCAGCGTCATGCTGCCCTGTAACTGGCTCTCCCATACGTTATAGGTCGCCTGCTTCTTGTCGCTGCCGTAGATCGGCGCTGCGCTCTTGAAGCTGTCGTAAGACGCTGCGGGTTTTGCTGTGGCTGCCGGGGCCGCCGGTTTGGTGGTGCCGGTGCTGCTCTTGGGCGCTGCCGTGGTCGTGGGTTCCGGCGTCTCTGCCGGGGCCGCTGTGCCGCCGTTCTTGCTGCGCCACTTCTCGAAGGTGGTGCTGTTCTCCTTGTTCCAGTTGGCTTTCCACGCAGCTGCCGCCTGTTCCTCGGTGATTTCGCCGCTCTGGATCGCCTCCAGAAGCACGGGGCCGAACTCTCCCTGCTCGATGCCGTCGCCGTCCACGTCCGCCTTATCATACAGGGCGTTGTAGGTCGCCTGAGAAAGCCCGGTCTGCTGGACGTACTGTGCGTACCCCTCGCGCTTCTTCCGGTCTGCCGCCCGCTCGTAGGTGACGAGCTTTTTGCTTGGGGCGAGGAAGCCCACGGTATTGTTCCAGAGGGTGACAATCTCGCGGGTCACGGAGGCGAGGGGAAGGCCGGACAGATCGGAGATGCCTTTCAGGAGGTTGTACACCATGCCATACGTGGTGTAGTTGGTCTTCTGGCCGGTCGCCTTGTCGAGCGCTATGTCGAGGCCCTTCTTGGCGTACTTGATGTACATGGAGAGGCCGGAGGATATGTCGTTGCCGTACATGTCGAGGCCCAGCTTCTCGAAGATACCGCGGTCTGCAAGCTCGCTCTTGATTACCTCGTAGATTTCGGACATCAGCGGGATCTTGCCGAAGGGGAGCATTTCGTCGATAAGGTTGCCTTTGAAGGCATTGGCGTATTTCAGCATGAAGTTGTGGAGCCAGTCCTCCGGGTCCTTGTCGTCGTTGTCCCGAAGCGCGTCCCACGCGGATTGAAAAGCTGACAGAATCACCTGCGCCACGGCGTATACGGCCATGGTCTTAACGATGTTCCCGCCGTTGCGCTGCCATGCCTCGCTGCGGCTCTTGCCCTGCTGGAGATCGTCGCTGTACTTGTAGTAGGCGTCCGCCAGCATGGAGACCGTCGCCGAAGGTTCTGACATGAAGCTGCCGAGCTGCCGCGCCACAAAGCCCTTTTCCCGGAGAAACTCCGCCTTGGTGAGGATGCTGTCCACCACCTGCGTCTTGTAAATGACTTCCTCGAAGAGATCGGTCACGGCTTTCATGTATGCCTCTTCGCTGTCGTAGGCGCTGCGGTTCACGCTGTCCTTGGCTGCGTACCACATTGCCGCCCACGTAAAGCGGTCTGCGAATTCCGCGCCCTTGGTGCCCACGTCCATCACCTTGTCCAGCGTGGACGGGTTCTGCTTGATAAGCTCCGTCAGGCCGCGGCTGATATTGGTGTCGTAGAAGCCGAGCGCTTTCCATGCCGCTATGCCGCTGTGTGCTTCCATCTCTTCGGCCAGCTTCCGCATTCGCGCAATGCTCATGCCGAGGCCCTTGCTGAGTTTCGCCGGGGACAGGATCATAGCAGCGCGCGCAATTGCCGTCGGCTGCTGCACCACCACGCGCAGGTTATACGCTATGGCCGCTCCGTTGAAGCGGTGCAGCATTTTGAGACCGGCGCTGTCGTAGGGGTCGCCCTGTGCCGAAGTGCCGTTGTAGGCGCGGATCAGGTTAATCACAAAGCTCTCCGCGTAGCCCTTGCTGCCGCTGCCGGCGCGTGTTTCCTCCGGCGCTCCGAAAGCCATGGACAGCTTATCCCGGACACTGGTGGCGTCGTTCTTGTAGTTGAACCAGCGCAGGGCGTCCAGCACCGGCAGCGCAAAGGCTCTGTACTGCGTCATGCTGGCGGTATGGTTGGCGAACACGTCGAAGATGTTGTAGAGGATGATTCTGTTCTTGGCGTTCTCTTTCAGCTCCTTGGTAAAGCCCATGTTCAGCAGCGCGTACAGTCCCGCGTTGTCCGGGCTTTCGTCCGCCGTCGCCGGGAGATACCGCCCGTCGCTGTTGATGGGGAAGTAATTCTCTTCGCCGAACTGCTCCACGCCGAAGCGCTTCATGGAAACGTAGTTGCCCCACTCCGCGCACTCGGTACTCATGAACTTCTGGAGCGCGTCCGCTACCTCGATCTGCCGGGGCGTGAGCGCCTGAATCATCTGCTGCACGTCGCCCAGCGTCACAAGATGCCCTTCGTCGAGCTGTACCTTGCCGTCCGCCTTGTAGTTGGCAATGCGGATGCCGTCGCCGTAAATGTGGGTGAGCGCCTGCGGCCTCTTGTTCAGGCCGTAAAGGGACATGATCTGCGCCACGGGGATGTGTACGGTCTCGCCGTCGGAGAGGGTGAAGGTCTTCACGTCCTCGCTCCATGCCTTGACTTCCGCGCCGCTGTAGGTCTTCTTGGCAAAATCAATGATCTTGTTGGCAAGAAAAGCCTGCGTTGCCTGCCCGTCCTGAAACTCCTTGGAAATGCTCTTGCCGCCCTCGCCGAAGTGCTCCATAGCCATGGACGGCCTCATGTAGTCGAACCGGAGGAAGTTGTAGACGAATCCGCCCGCCTTGCTCTTGCGGAACTTGTCAAGGAAGCCGATGGTGCTTTCGCCTGCCTCGTCTACGTGCTGGAACATGGCGTTATTGTGGAAGGTGTTCATGGTCTGGATGTGCTGTTTCAACATCGTCAGCACCTTGGACAGCGCTTTCAGATCCTCCGCGCTCATCCGGTTAATCACAAACTCGCCGCTGTTCTGCTCCATGAGGGTTTCCGCCTTCTCGATCATGGCGTCAAAGGTGTCCATGAAGTCTTCCGGCAGATCTGCAAAGCCGGAATACAGGCCGTGGGTGTCCACGTTCTTCTTGATCGCGGCTCTGAGCTTCTTCATGGCCTTGAGATACTGCTCGTCCGCCTTCGTCGCCTGCATACCGTCCGTGCGGAGGGCCGTCTTGCTGGCAAGGTTGATGGTGCCGAGGAAGTCCACCACGGTTTTCTGAAGCTCTGCCGGGACGTGCTTGCGAATGTCCTTGTTGCTTGGGTTGGTCATGAGCTTGGCGAATTCCAGCACCTGCACCCGTACCCGGTCGCGGTATTTCCTTGTCGCCTCGCTCCTGTTGCGCTTCTCGCGGTACTTGCGCAGGTTTTCCACGCCTCGCGCCCGTTCCTCCGCCTCCACGACATTCCGCGCCTTGCGAAGCACGGATTTGAGCAAGTCTTTGTTTTCAAGACTGAGCAGCCTGTTTTCAAGGGCCTTTATCTTAGAATCTGAGACTTGCATTGCAGCACGAATCCTGTCGGCTTCCGCGCGGGAGCCTCCTTTCGTGAACTGCTGATCCTTGTACTGCCGTCCGAGGTCGGCGCGGTGCTCCTGCTCTGCGCCCAGCCGGTCGAGCGTGTTGTTGAAAATCTCCAGCGCGTTTCTCTCCGCGTCGGTCATGCCCTCAACGGTGATCTCGCTGGCCGCCATTTGCAGCACTTCCCGGTTACTGAGGGTTTCCCGCCGGGTCGATTCTTCCACATCGTCCTCGTCCCCGTTCATGGCCTGCTCTTCCTTGGGGTTGAGGATCTCCATGACCTCGTTATAGCGCCGCCGCTTTTCGTCCAGCTCTGCCTGCTTCGGGAATTCGGACTCGGCCATTTCTTCCTGAGCCTTGATCTCCTGCGCACGCTGCTGTGCGATTTCCTCCTGCTGCTGCGCAAATCCGTCCAGCCCGTTCAAAACCTTCTGCATGTTGGTGATCATGAGCGTGGTGTTGTCCGGGTAGATGTGGAATCGGTATCCGCCGTCCGCTTTCAGCAGGCCGATAATGCCTTCCTTGGTCTGCATCACAAGGACGTCGAAACCGGCGAAGCTGCCAATCTTGGTGTAGGTCTCGCCTGCCTTGGCGGTGGCCTGCGCCATAAGCGCCTTGCCTGCCTCCTTCTTATCGGTGAAGGTCTTGCTGCCGATCTTCATGGAGAAGGTGTCGTCCTTGCTCGCGTCGGTGCGGTTCTTGATGTCCTTCCGCGCTTTTTCGGCGCTGGCCTCGGCCTCCGCTTTGTCCTTCTTCGCCTCTTGCAGCTTCTTCCGGGCCTCTACCACACTCTGGCGGTGTGCCATGTACAGGTTTTCCAGCTTCTTAATGTCGGTTTCAAGCTGCACCTGCTCCAGAATGAGGGGGCTGCCGGATGCAAGGGCCTTGACTTCCGCCGCCGAGAGCGTGACTTCTCCGGTGTCTTCCACGTCGCGGCCCACGTTATCGCCGTTCATAACGGCATCAATGAAGCTGCTCTTGCGGTCGATAATATCCCAGAGGCGGGCGTCGAAGCTGCCCTTCGTCACATAGACGTATTTGGACACTTCCTCGTTGATATTGCCCTGACGGAAAGCGCGGCCGTCGCGCTGCTCCACGTCGCCGGGTCTCCACGGGGCGTCAAGATGGTGGATGGCAACCACACGCTTCTGCGCGTTCATGCCCACGCCCATCTTTCCGGTGCTGCCGATGAGGACGCGCACGCGTCCGGCGTTCACGTCGTCGAAGAGCTTGCTCTTCTTGGCGTCCGTGTCGGCGTCGTGGATAAAGGCAATCTCCTTGGCCGGGATGCCGAGTTTTACAAGGCGGGCTTTCAGGTCGTTGTAGAGCTTGGCGCTGCCTGCGTCCATCTCCGTGTCTTCCTGCGCCGCTGCCTTTGCGCTGTTGCTCTTGCCCTTCGGGGTAGCCATATCGCAGAAGACAATCTGTGTACCCTTTTCGGCTTTGCTGGCCTTGTATTCTTCCGCGATTTTATCAGCGCACTTATAGATTTTGCACCCTTCCTCATAGGGGAGGGACGGGTCAATCATGCGCTGCGTGTAGGAAATCTTCCTGCCGTCCGACGTGATCTTGAGCATGTTGTCCTCGCTGGGGTCAACATTCTTGATGTTGTCGGCGCGCTTGGTCAGATCCTCCATATAGGATTTCTGGAATTCGCCGGGTTCACACTCCACAACCTTGACGGCTCCGCCCTTCATCTTGGGAATTTTCAGGCCGGGGACCTGCGTCAGCACGTCGGAGAAGTTGCGGAACAGGAGTTGCAGCTCGCTCATGTTCTTGAAGCGGGAAAAGCTCTGCTTGATCCGGTAGCCCTGCCCGGAGGGTTTGATTTCCACACCGTTCACGACTTCACCGAACTGCTTGGCCCATGCGTCGAAGGTGGAAAGGCCGAGCTGGTTCAGGAGATCGGATTGCAGATACTTCTGCATGATGTACATCTCGCTCATGCTGTTCATGACCGGCGTAGCGGTGGCAAAGACGATGCCGCGCCCGCCGTTGAGCTGCTGGAGATACCGGACTTTGGTGTAGAGGTCAAATGCCCGCTGGCTGCCGTCCTTGTTGCCGAGACCGGCCACGTTGTTCATGGACGTGGTATAGAACAGGTTCTTGAAGTTGTGGGCCTCGTCCACAAAGATGCTGTCCACACCGAGCTGTTCAAACTCGATACTGTCTGTGTCCTTCGGCTTGGAGGTCAGCTTTTCCACCTTGGCTTCGAGCTGCTTGCGCTTCTTTTCCATGTCTTTGACGGACATGGAGTTTTTGCCGCTCTCTTCCTTGGCTTCGTTGATGGCCTGAATGATCTCGTCGATCTGCTCCTGATAAAGGCTCACGGCGAAATCGTCAGAAATGGGGATCTTCTCGAACTGCTCATAGCTGACGATAATCGCGTCATAGTTGCCGGTGGCAATCCGGTTGGCGAAGGTCTTGCGGTTTGCCGGGGTGAAATCGCTCTGCTCTGCCACGAGCAGCTTTGCGGCCGGGAAATAAGACGTGAACTCCTTGCCCCACTGTGCGACAAGGGATTTCGGCACGGCGAACATGGGCTTCTTGACAATGCCCAGCTCTTTCAGCTTCATGGCTGCCGCTGCCATTTCCAGCGTCTTGCCCGCGCCGACGCGGTGGGCAAGCAGGGTGTTGCCGCCGCAGGAGATAACGCGCTGCACGGCGTCCGCCTGATGCGGGCGGAGGCTCCAGCCTGCGCGCAGGCCGTTCACGGTGAGGCTGCTGCCGTCGTATTTCGGGGTGACAAGGTTGTTGAAGGTCTCATTGTAGAGGAATTCCAAATCCTTCGTGCGCTCTTCGTCTTCCCAAAGCCATTCCTGAAACTTCTTCGTGATCTGCTCGATCTTCTCATTGGCCGCGTCCGTCGCCACACGGTCCACGATGGTGTGCCCCTCCGCGTCCTTATAGGTGACGGTGACGCTGCGGCTGTTCATCACAGCCTCCAGAAGATTCAGGAAAGAGCGTTTCGGTGTGCCCCACTCCTGCGTGTTCCGGTAATTCTGTTTCAGCCGCTTGTTCTGAAGATCAATGGTGAAGTTGCCGGTCTGGTTGCTGCGGTGGATCTGAACGTCAGGTTCTCCCCATGAGCGGTGATTGTTCCCGCCGAGGATGTAGGCAGCGAAATCGGAATAGACGCTTTCGGGAATCCACGGCGTACCGAGCTGCACGAAAATCTGCTCGTGGGGAATATCCGTCGGGACGATCTGCCGGAGCGCGTCCACGTTATGCTGATAATCCTTGTCGATGCCGACAAGCCCCTGCGCGTCGCGGAGTTTCGCCCGCACGTTGCCGGACAGATAGGTTTCCGCCGGTTCAAGCTGCCCGTCGCGGTTCTTGAAAGCAAGCTCGCTCTCGATCAGCTCCCGCGTCACGTCCGCCTCGCTCTTTCCGGTCAGCCGGGAGATAAGCGCCACGTCCACGCCGCCGGTGGTGTTCCTGCTGACGGTCAGGCCGTCCTTTACGGTATCCGCGTGGGTAATCGTCTGATTCGGCCGGATGGTGTCCACCTTGAAGATGTCCGCTTTTGTGGCGGTCTTCTTCTCCGCGTCCCAATTTTCCAGCGCAAACAGGCTGAAACGATCCGGGTCGTTCTGAAATGCTTTCTTGTTCGCCGGGGAATTGAGGAAGCCGTTTTCCTTCACAAAGGCGTCGTAGGCTTTGTTCAGGCTCTTGCGCAGGGCGTCAATGCTGCTTTGGCTCTGTCCCTGCTGCTGCGCTGCCATGAGCTGGCGGGCAAAGTCGCGGATGCCGAGCATACCGGTAATCCGCTTGGCGGTCTTCTCGTCCGCCTGTACTTCTTTCAGGACGCCGCCGTCATTCTGATAGATTTTGCCGTCCTTCTGGACATAGCCGCCCTGCTTGGTGCCTTTCTCCGCCCGCTGCACCTTGATGTTGGTTTTCTCCGGGCTTTCCTGCGCCGGGTAATCCATCTGGCCGGTGATGTTTTCAAAGGCTTTCGTGATCTGCTCGCCGAGCGTCCCCGCGTCCGTCTTCGGATTCACGGTGTACTCGTTCCGGCGGTACATGCTGCCGGTGGTCGCTTCCTCGCCCATAATCATTTCCGGGTGGGCGACGAAATACTCATTCCGATAGCCCAAACCGTTCGGGCGATAGTCCCACGGGGCGTCAATGAACGCCTGCCCTGCGTATTCCGTGCCGGGCGCGCGCTTTTTCAGGATGAGAATGTCGGTGACAACCTCCGTCCCCGCGTTTCCCTTGAAGGCCGTATTCGGCAGCCGGATCGCGCCGAGAAGGTCAGCCTGCTTTGCGATATACCGGCGCACGGTCTGGTCGCTGCTGTTCATCGTGTAGCTGGACGTGATGAACATCACGATACCGCCGGGCCGGACTTTGTTCAGAGACTTGGCAAAGAAATAATTGTGAATCGCGGACGTGAGCTTTTTCGGAAACGCTCTGTCCACAACGGGGTAATTCCCGAAGGGGACATTGCCTATTGCCACGTCCATGAAGTTGTCGGGGATGATCGCTTTCTCGAAGCCCTCAATCCGCACGTCGCTCTGCGGGTAAAGGTGCTTGGCAATCAGGCCGGTGATGTTGTCCAGCTCCACCATGGTCCAGCTCTTCACCTTGGCGGTCATATCGGCAGGCATAGCGCCCACAAAGTTGCCGACGCCGCTGGACGGCTCCAGCATCCGCCCGCCCTTGAAGCCGAGCTTCCGCAGCCCTTCATACATGGCGCGGATTACCTCAATGCTGGTGTAGTGCGCGTTCGTGGTGCTGGCTCTGGCCGCCTTGTATTCCTCGTCGGTCAGAAGCTCTTTCAGCTCCGCGTATTCCTTGCTCCAGTCGGCCTTGCGCTCGTCAAAGGCTTCCGGGATGCCGCCCCATCCGACATAGCGGGCAAGTGCCGCCTGTTCCTCCGGCGTGGCGTTCCGGTTCTCCGCCTCCAGCTGCTTCACAATGCGGATCGCGTCCACATTGGCCTTGTACCGGGCCTTGCTGCCGTTGGGCAGGTCGAGGCTTTCCCCGATAACATAGTTGTTGCCGCCGGCCGCTTCGGTGGATTTCTGCTCAACGTCGTGCTCCACGGTCTCTTTGAGCTTCTTTTGACGGCGTTTCTTCTCCGGCGGCTTCTCGGCCTCCGGTTCTTCCGCCGCCTTTAGCTGGGATTCACGTCCGGGTTGAACTCCGCTCTCGCCACTTCCTTCGCTCCCGCTTCGTCCATCCCGTTCTGCATCAGCTCGATCACCATGTCGTCCAGCTCTTCGCCCTTGCTCTGGAGATACGGGAGAAGGCTGCCCGCCTGCTGCATCTCGCTGTACATCTCCGGTCGGCTGTTCAGAAGATACTCGTACAGCTCCGTCCCCATCACGGTCAGCGTCCGCCGCTGCTCCCACGGGAGGGGCCTGCACTTCGGGCTTCTCGGTGCTTTCACTGGTCGTCTCCGTCCTTTCCTCTAAAAGATGGTTGTTTTCCGCCACGGCGACAAGCGCGTCAATGGCTTCCGCCCTCGTCGGGAAGGTATCTCGGTAGATTTCGCGCCCGTCGTAAACCGGGACGCCGCTGCTCCTGTCCACGCTGCGGATGCTCGCCCGGTACTCCTTGCCGGAAGATACCCGGTTGTCGCGCACGTCAATGGTGGTGCTGCCCATGCCGAAGATCTCATAACTGAGGCCGTTCACTTCGGCGTCGCCCGCTTCAAGCCTTGCCCGTAGCTTCGCGCCCTCCGGGGTGTCTGCCCGCGCCTGCGGGCTTGTGACCTCTGCCTCCGCCGTTTCGGGTGTCTCTGCCTCGGTCGCGGCTTCCTGCGTTTCTGCGGCCTCCTGAGGCGCTTTCTTGGGCACGCGGTCAAGGAGCCGTTCGCCGGTCTCTTCCCGGCTGGTCAGGTCGTTCGGGGCGAAGCGCTCTCTGCCGACGGGCTGCAATCTCGTGACGCCCGGCTGCTGCCGCACGTCCTCGCCGGTCTCCGCCTCGCTCGTCAGGTCATTGGCGGGGAAGCGGTCGCGGTTCACCGGCTGCAATCTCCGTACACCGGCCTGCTGCCGCAGATCCGGCGCGGCCTCGTTGCCTTCCTGCACGGGCCGGAAGAAGTCCATGCCCGCCCGCTTCTGCTGTTCTTGGACTTGGCTTGGATTTGACTTGGATTTGACTTGTACTTGACTTGGACGCTTCGGGAGATTATCGGGTTTCCCCGGCTGGTCGAGAATCGCCTCGCTGTTCGCCTGTTGATAATTCTCCACGGCGCCCTTGGCGATCCTGTCCCACATTTCCACAATGCTGTCGAGGTAAGCGCCGTTTGCTTTCAGCGCCTCCGCCTGCTGCGGGGCCTTGCCGCTGTACTCCCGGAAATGCTGTTTCAGCCTTGCGGTGAACTCCCGCATTTTCTCAAGGAGTTTGCGGAAAATGGTCTGGTGCTCTTGGGCGAGCTGCTGGACAAGCCTGCTGTCCGGCAGAATGTCCATCATCCCATCCGCCACAACTTCCCGGCTCGCCTGCTCATAGCTCATCTTCCCGGAGGAATCAAGCCGAAGCTGTTCCTCGATCAGAGCATGAACATTCTCGCCGCGCTGCTCCAATGTGGAAAACACGAACTCTCTGAATTCATTATACTGCGCCGCGTTCCATTTCTCAATGAAATGTGTGAACTCGTGGGCGAAAACGCGCATCATCGTGTACTGGCCGAGGCTGCCCACGTCCTGCACGCCGGAAAGTCCGCTGTTGATGTCGATGTAGATGGTGTTGTCCTTCCACTGGAAACGGCCCTGCGCCGCCGGGAACAGGCCGGTGCTTGCGTCCGCCTGCGAGTTGTAGAGGACGATGTTGACGCCCGTAGCCTCCGCGTAATTGGTCAGGAGGCGATAGGCGGTGTTCTGCCGGTCGTTGAACGTCTTGCGCAGGTCGGCAATACGTACTCCCTCGCCACGCACGGTGCCCTTCACGCGGGTGCGGCTGCCGCTCTGCGGTGCGCTGGTGGTCTTGGCTGCCCGCGTCTGGGCCAGTGCCGCCGCGTCCTGCCTGCCCAGCTCAAAGGCAGACGCCCGCTGCACGTCCGTGAGCGAAGGGGCATACTCCGCGTTCGCGTAGCTCTCGCCGACGCCGCTGCGCCCCATGTCGTAAACGGTCTGGAAGTCCTGCGCAAACTCGTTGAGGTCGGTGTCCGCCGCCTGATCGAAGATGTTCGTGACGGCCTTCGCGGATCTGCCGAACGTCCGGGCAAAGTCCTCGATGCTCTCATACTCCGGCATGGTGTAAGCTTCCCTACTGACGCTCTCGGTTTCTGCCGTGGCGTTCCCGGCCTTCCATGCGCCCATCTGCCATGCGGTTTCAAACTGCCGCTCCGTAAGCTCCGTGCTGAAGCTGCCGCTCTCCTGCGCGCGCTGCTGTGCGTCTTCGAGGGTGAGACCGTTCTCGCCGTAGCTCATGGCCTCCTGCACACCGCGCACATAGACTTGGCCGTCCGCCGTGCCGAGGGGAAAGGCGTCCACGATAATCCGCTGCTGGTCCTCGTCGAGTCCCATGTCCGCCACGCTCTGCTGAACAAGCTGCCGCCCGGTCTCCTGAATATTCTGTTGGGCCTGCTGCTGGCTCTGTGCGGCTCTGGCCTGCTGCTGCGCCTGCGCTGCCTGTTCCCTTGCTGCCGCCTTCCCGGTCACGCGGTCAACGGCGTTTGTCGCGCCCACCTGCGCCCCGCCGAGAAGTCCGCCCACGACAGCGCCGCCGGTAAACTCCTGCGCCGCCGTCCACGGATTGAAGATCGCCTTTGTGTCCGTCGGGTCTGTGGAAACAAGAGGCGTGTCCTGTCCGAAGAAGGATTTAAGCCCACGCTCAAAAGCGCCCTGCTCTACTTCTTCAAGGCCCTCGCCCAATACGCTGTCCTTGAACCACTCTACCACGGCCCTCTTGCCGCCCTGCTCCTGCATCTGTGCGAGGCGCATAGGGAGATTCTGAATGCCGCCCAGCGTATCATCTGCGCCGCCGATCTCAATGGCGGCATTGAAAAAGCCGTTGATAAGGCCGTAGACAGCGGCGTCCGTGCCGTTCATGCCGTCTTCGAGCGCGTCTTCGTACCCGTCGCCCGCTACCTGCAAATAGGAAGTCCAGAACTGCGGATTCTGGAACAGCTTCTTCATGCCCTGCCGCGCCATCATGCCGGCGGCCTCCATCCCCTTTGCCGATTGCAGACCGGAGAAGTACTGTAGCCCTGCGCTGCTCGTCGCGGCTGCGCCCTGCTGTGCCGCCTGCGCGGGGCCGAGTACCCACGCTTCAACGGCCATCGGCAGCGCGGCCACAAAGCCGGTTCCGAGGTTATCAACAACCTGCGCGGCTCTGCTGCTGTTGGCGTTGGCTTCGTATTTGTCCGTCGCTGCCTGCAAGCCCGCCTGCGCGTCGTCATAGCCCCATTTGGCGAGGTTCCTGCTCTCGCCGAGGTAGTTCAGGTTTACGCCGGGGATCGTGTTCAGATCCTCGATAATCTGATTGATCGTCTCCGTCCCCAGCGAGTGCAGCTCTTCCGCTGCGTCTCCGAAAAGGAAGTTGACGGTTTTCCAGTTGAGGGAGTTCCACGTATTGAGGCCCTTTGACACGCTGCCCTTGGCAACATCCCACCAGTTTGTTTCCTCCCCGGTCACCTTGGACTTGTCAATTCCGAGCAGCCGGTCAACAGCCGTGTCCAATGTGTCCTTTGAGAAGAAGTCTTTCACTTTCTGCCAAACGGACTTCTTTTCGGTGGTCTCGGCGGTCGCGGTCGTGCCGGTGGTCTTCTTCTCGGCGCTGCCCTCCTGCTGCCGTGCCTGTTCCTCGCGCTCACGCTGGGCCTGCTCTAAGGCGAGCTGATAAAGATCAACCTCCGGCTTTGTCCCGCTCGCTTCGAGGTCGTCAATCAGCGGGTTCGGCCTCCGCTGCTGCTGAGTGCCGGTGTCCTGCTGGCCGGTGCTGCCCCGCCAGTAGTTTCCGCCGCTGTACTGATTGTTCGTACCGCCGGAGTAGCTGCCGCCGGAATTGAAGGGCGTCTGTACTACCGGCTGTTCTCCCTGTTTCCTGAGATCGTCAATCAGCGACATGCTCTGTCCTCCTTACTGATTCTCATATCTGAGCCATTGCAGCAGATCCGTCCTCTGCGCCGGGTCGGTCACATTCTGATTGATTGCGCCGTAAATCTGGTCTGCGGAATATCCCGCGTTGTAGGCGTCGGTCACGTCCTGCCGCGTATAGCCGCCGCCTCCGCCTCCGCCCATGTATGCATCATAGGCTGCCTGCGTCTCCGGTCCCCAAAGGCCGTCTTCGGCGATGCCCGCGCCCATGGCGTTAAGCTGCTGCTGAATCGCCAGCGTGTCGCCGCTGTAGGAGTAGCCGCCTCCGCCGCCTCCGCCGGAGTAGCCGCCCCCGCCGCCGCCTCCGCCGCCGGAGGAACCGCCACCGTTGCCATAGACCTGCATACCGATCTGCCATTCTTTGAGGGCCTGATTCCGGTTTTCGAGGTCAACTCCGCGCTGGAACTCCGCCGCAATAGCCGCCGCCTGCTCTCTGGTCATGCCCGCCGCCTGCAATTCAGAATCAGAGGGCATGTAGCCGCTGGCCTTGATTGCCGCGTAGAGGTTGGCGTACATCTGCTGCTGCCGCTTTTCGGCTGCCTGCTGCTCGGCAATGCGCCGGTTGTAGGCTTCCCGCTCTGCCTGCGTCTGGTACTCGCGTTCATTCTCCCAATCGCGTACTTCGTCGCGGTATCTGCCGTACTCGGTGTCGCGCTGGTCGCCCACAAGCCCGTACATCTTCAGGAGATCGTCCCCGGCGTCCTTGTACTTGTCGTAGGCCACGCCGTAAAGCTCTGGGATTGTCGCCGTCAGGTCTTTCAGATAGGCGTCATACGCCTGCTGGCCTACCTGCTGGCCGTAGGTGGAGCCGTAACCGCCGGTCAGAGCTGCCGCCCTGCCCATGGTGTCGCGCATGGCAAGTTTGCCCTGCTGGATATACTGGTCTTTGTACTGCTGATAGAGCGGGTCGCCGTTCACGTCGTACTCGAACTTCGGCCGCGTGCTGATCTGCTGATAGAGATCCGCAAGCTGCTGGTCGAACGTCCCCGCATAGGTCGGCCTCTGAGACTGTCCGAGCGCGACAGTCTGAGCCAAAGGATTGAATTCATCTTCCTGTCTCGGCATTTTTTGTTCCTCCTTTATACGCTTGTCGGCATAAGGTACTTCCACCGTCCCCATGTATATTCATGGGTTACAGAATTCTTTGCCCTTGCACAGAACCAGACGCGCCCTGACTGCGGTGCTATTTCTGTGATCTTCACAAGCACCACGTCCTGATTGACGAAGTAGACTTCCCTCCATCCGGCCCATCCGAGCGTCTTGATGCCCGTGGGCGTCGTCTGGCTGTCAAGCGGGTCCTCCGGGACATTGGTCCATTCACTGTATTGGGACGCAGGGAAACCGAAGATCGCGCTTGCGTTCGCCTCTCCCGTCCTTTCGGAGGACACGTTGCGGAAGTCTCGCCCGAAGCACGGGTTGTCGGATGTTTTGCCTGCGATGTGCGGGTAGTTGAAAGCCTGCACCGGGATGCCGCCCATGAGAAACAGTCCGTCATGCGGCACTTCAATGGTGTCTTTATATCCTCTGAAATCTTTCCCAACCGGCGTAGTGCCGACGCCTAAATGAGTGTAGCCGCCGTCGTGGTTCAGGACGAAATCACGCTTCTGGCCTTCCAGCGTGACTTCCTTCGGAATCACACCGCTCACGCGGTCCTGAATGGTAACCACGATGGTGTAAGCCTGCATGGGATTCGTCGTGCCGGAGAACGGGCCGCACATCTGCCCGGATGTCAGCGCGTTCATGCTGCCGTTCTTCACACCGGCCTCTAACGTGGCGCTGTTCCCGCTCAGGCTCGTGCTGTAGGTGGCCGTGGCTTGAATCTTCCAGTAATCGCCGCCGCTCGTTTCTTCGCCCTGAGCATTGCAGCGGTAGGCCGAGTTGATTAAGACGGACGGCAGCGTATACGGCACGACGCCGGTCACGCTCACGCTGTCCTCGCCGTATACTCTGCGCACGTCAACCGCACGCACGGTGAAGGTGGTGTCCTGCGTGATCGGGGCTGCGGTCGTCCCCTCGTAAAGCCCCGTGCTCTGGTTGAGCGTCATAATCACGTTGGTTCCGCCGGGGTAGTAGAAATACACGCCGTTCGTGGCGATTCCCGCGTTCGTGTTCAGCGTGACCGCTGCGGTGATCTTGACCTTGCTGATGCCCGCGATGTACGTATTCGGGAAATCTGACGCGCTCGCGGGCTGCACGATGGCCGCCGTCACGTTGCTGACGGTCGGCTGCATATCACGTCCGGCATTGAGCGTGAAGCTGCCCGTCGGCGTGTTGTTTGCTCCCCTGATCTTGACCGTGACAGTCATGGAAACCAGCGTCGTCACGCCAGCCAGATCGAACCATGTTCGCGGGCATGTCACCTGATTGCTGCCGTTATAGACGCGCTCGCTTGCGAAAGGCTGCTGTGCGCTCCCGTAATAGAAATCCGCATACAGGGTGAAGCCAGAGCCGTTGCCGATCTGGAGCGTGACCTTGCTGCCCGCCGCGCTTGTTGTGACGCTGCTCGGCGATACGGAGAGCGTGACGGAAACCTGCGCGGTTTCGATGGTCGCTTTCGTCGGGGTTGAAATGCCGCTCTGGTCACAGCAGTAAATGCCGCCGCTGGTGGCGTTGTAGGTTGCCGTTACCCAGAAATACAGCTTCGTGATACCGGACAGATTCAGCCCTGTCAGACTGACGCTGTTGGCGAGGCCGTTCGTCGTGATGGTCTTGTTAATCTGGAAATGGTGGAGCAGCCCTGTACTCGGCGGGGCGGACGGGGTGCCTGCCGTCGGGTCGCTGGTGTACATATAGCAGTGATACGTGATGCTGCCGTTGATGTCGGAGGCGAAGGTGTTCTGGAAGTTGATCTTCGTGATCCTCTCCGCGCCCGTCATGCTCACGTCCATCTCGTAGATACAGTGGCAGTTGTAGTTGTCGCCTATGATGGTGTTGCCGGTGATGGTTCCCCACGCGCTGTAACTGTTCGCATAGACGGCCCTTTTACGCTTCGCTGTGATTGTCGCCATATCTTATTCCCCCACATAAAGGATTTCCAGCTCGGCCCTGCCGGGAATCGCTCTCATCTGCCAGTCCGGGCCTACCTGCATGGAGACCTCCACCATGATGTTTGCGACGTGCAGCATCCCGTCCACGGAATTGAACCAGCCCTTCTTATAGCCGTCAATCCAGAACTGCCAGCCGGTAGACGTGTACAGGCCGAAGGTCTGCCCGCTCTCCATGTAGTAATAGGTGTAGCCGTCGCCGGGATTATGTTGGTCAGACGGGCCGCACTCTCCCTCAAAGCGCAGGTTTTGTGAAATGGCAATCCCGGTCACATAGTTTCCGGTCTCCGGGTCCACCACGATACCGCGCCGGATTTCGCCCTCGATGTTGGTGTAATAGTGCTGGAGAAGGTCAATGTCTTCCTGCACGCCGTCGATGGTTTCCTCAAAGCCGTAGCTTTCAACAACGCCCGCCGCCGTGGTCTGAATCCGGGAATCAAGGGTCTGCTCGAAGGTTCCGAACTCGGATTTCGCCAGATACTTCCCGTTGTACTGCTCTTCCTTCTCGTCCATGAGGTCGATAACGGCATTGTCGCCGTCAGCGATCATCCCGGCAAGCTCGGTGTCCCCATCGTTGATCTTCTTTTGCAGGTTCTCCGCGCTCTTGACGATCAGGGATTTCAGCTCCTGCGCGTTCTTGCGGACGGCCTCAATGTCGGTCGCAGCGCCGGGGCCGGTCTTGATAACCTGCTGCCCGTCCGCTCTGGTGGAGATGGTCACGGCGGTCGGCGTGCTGATCTCCGCGCCGGCCGCTTCGCTGAGGCCCTGCGCCATGCGGAACAGGTAATCCCGCAGCTTGGCGAGGTCTTCTTTCGTGTTGCCGGTCAAAATCGGCGGTTTTTCTGCGAACGGCACTATACATCACTCCCTTTTGTGAGGATGCGGGCGATGGAGTAGATGCGCA